AATGAAAGAACTTGCCATTGAACAAATGCAAGCTCAAAACGCAGCAATTCTTGAAAAAGAAGCTGATTTTTTTCTAAAAAAAATGAATATGGATAATGAATATCTTATGAAAAATCTTTCTTTCGATATGGACATGCAAAAGAAATTAGCTGATTTTGATATAGATACGGCTAAAGAAAAACAAAAAGCAGCTTTGGATTTATATAAAAATCCAGATAGACTTTTTGACAATATAACATTTACTGATCCAGAAACAGGACAACCAGTAGTTTCAACATCCATGAAAGTTTTTAATCCAGAAAAAGGTGTCTATGAATTTATGTTACCAAGATTAGATGAAAAGGGAGATACTGTTTTTGATATAGAAGCTCCTCCTGGTTTTTATTTATCACCCCTTGATTCACCACAAACAGATGCTGCTTTATCAGCAGGTGTACCAAACTTCACACAAGCATCTAATTTGATTGGAGATTTCTCAACATTAGGTCGTGCAGGTGATATTGTACAAAAAATGTTGACTATAGATGCAGACAAAGTTGCACGAGGAGAAAACTCACCTTTTGGTGCCGAAGGTCTTGTTGACTTCTTTAAAAAAGAATCAAGAGCTACTTTTGGATCTTTCATGAATGCAGTTAGTCCAGGACTTGGTGATCAGTTGACACAAGAAGGTGGAACGTTAAGAAATAAAGATAAAATATTTTATCCTGATATAGATCCTGTAACAGGTCTGGAAGCAGAAGAAGCAAAACGTGTAACTTTTCAAGCACCTAAAGATGGTATAAAGATACCAATACTTACATCTGACTTCAAACCTGTTGATAAATTAGTAAAAGTTGACGACTACTTCAAACCAATTACTTATACATCTTTAGGATATGACGATACATACGCTAAATTAAAAGTTCAAGAAAACTTAATTGTATATGCTCTAGCACGTGCCCTGAAACCTACAGGCCGATTAAATGTTGATGATATTAACAGAGCTTCTCAATTAGTTAATCTTCAAGGATTTAAATCACCTGATTTTGTAAGAGGTCAATTGGGAGAAATATTAACCTTTATTAGACAAGCACAGGTGGATATTTACGGTCAAGGTTCTTATGCAGGTGGGGACAAGAATGTTTTTGATTCACCACAATATAAAGAAGATGTTACCAAATATAAACAATTTTTAGGTGAACTACCTCCTCCACAACAACCTTCATCAACTACAGAACAAGATGTACAACAATATGATTCTACAGATCAACCACAAGAAAATGAATTTTTTTTAGAACCAGAAGATTTAATGGGAGCAGGAGCATAATGGCCACACCAGCAGTAAAAAAAAATAAAGTTACAATTTTAAAAGGAACGCCAAATGAGCAATCTTTCTATTTTGAAAATCCTAGTAATCCTACTGCAGGTGATATTGCAAAAGTTAAAGAGTTTTATGGTATTGATCAAAGTGCTAGCCCACAACAACTTGTAGAACAATTAAATCAATACAAAACTGCAACACAAGCTAATATACTTAAAGATATTCCGTTTAATCCTGAAACTCAGGCTAAACAATATTATAGTGTTCTCGCACAAAAAATGGCAGACACTAATCAACGTAGGAAGTTGATTGAAGATCCAGCTAATTATTATTTTAAAGATTTACAAAGTAAATTACCGATGGGTCTTGATCGTTTAGTGCCTGATCAATTGGTTTCTAAACCTTCTTTTGAAGCTATAGGTTCTTTAGGAGCAATGGCAGGAGCCGGTGTTTTAACAGCTCCGACAGGTCCTGTTGGTATGGGTGCCAGTATACTTGCTGCAGATTCTTTAGGTGCAACTGCAGGTGGACAAGTATACGAATTGACAAATCAAATGTTACGACATTTAAATGATTTACCTTTAGAGAGTAGAGAATTACAAAATGCTAAATTTTTAGAAGACGCATATATGAATCTAGCTTTTACAGGAGGAGCCATGTCCCTCGGACCACTGGTCAAAGCATTTAAACCTGTTGTTGGAAGAGTTTTATTTGGACTAGACAATAAAAACCCTGAATATCAAAAAATGTTAGAAGTAGCAGAAACTTATGGAATGCCTTTAGGTATCATACAAGCAACAAATAGTGCTTTTTGGAAAGGTTATTCTAAAGTTTTAGGTGTATTTCCTTTCATTGGAACTCCTTTTAGAAGAGCGGGTGAAGGAACACAAGAATCAATAAGACAATATTTTGATACAGCTAGTCGTAATTTCGCACCTTTTCAACACATGGCCTCATTAGGTGGAGATGTAATGAAATTTGCAAGAAAAGAGTATGAGGATACGATGACTATATCAAGATTACTTTATGAAGATTTTGAAAATTATGCAAAACGATTAGAGGGTAAAAAAGTTATCAAGCCAGAAACTGTTACAAAATTAGCAGATGAGTTTGACAAAGTATTGAAAGGACAAATGCCTGCAACTCCCGGGTATGATTTTAAATTTCCTGGTGAAGCATCAGAGAGGTCTTTCAGAGAATTCTATCAAACGTTAAAAAGATTAGATCCTGACGGAATTACAATTCAACAAGCTAGAAAGCTTCAAGAACTTTTCACTAATTTTGCAGCAAATTTTAAAAACGAAGGTAAAGGTTTTGTGCCTGCAAAAGAGGGATCTAGAATTACACAACTATCCCTTGCTCTAACACATGATTTTAACAAAATGGTTAATATTGATGATGATGTTGAGAAAGTTGTTTTTGATACAGCTTTAAAAAAACTTACAACAGCTAATTCTTATTTAGCGGATGTAATGCCTAAATATGAAGGTCCTGTTCCTAATATGTATAAGCAAGTAAATGCAAATATATTTGGTCCTGGTCCACAGTCAACAGTAGGGGGTACAATGTATGCCTCTGATGTTTTAAATACTGTTTTAGAAATGTCAAAAGATAATCCTGATGCGATGACAGCTATTTTAAAATTAGCAAAAACACCAAAGGCTAATCTAGATGCATATTACAAAGCAGGTATGAAAGAAAATGTTCCTGTTAAAGTTAAAGTACAAACATTAGATGACACACCTCGATTGTCTAATGGTGATATGAATCCTAATTTTGGAAAAACAATCACAACGGAAGAAACCGTTATGTCTATGGGACCTGATGCAGGAGCTAAAAAAATAATGAGAAAATTATTTGATGATGCTTTTCAAGGGTCACTGTCTGGTCTTCCTGTTGCAAAAACATTTACTGATTATAAAAATTTAGCCAAATTAGATCCAGAAAAAGTTTATAAACAGGGTTATAAAGATACACAAGATGTTTTCAGATTTAGAACAGTAGATTTTGATCCTATGAAGTTTGCAGAAAATTTAGGATTAAATAGTCCTGACAAAAGAAAAGTTTTAGAACAAATTTTAAAACCTACTGGAACAAAAATAAAAGATATTGAAAGATTTTTAGATATAGCAGAACGAGCAGGTAGTTTCACTGTTACCGATCCTTCAACTTTTGTACAAAGACGTGTAACTTTAGGTGGTTTTAAAAGTTTATTATTATTTGGTGGTGCACAAGCTGGTGCAGCCATGGCTGGTTTTGGTTTACCTACTTTAATGGTTCCCTTACTATTACGTTATGGTTCATCTTTATTGACTGACCCTAAAGTTTTAAAAGCATTTTCACAAGTTTTACAAGATACAGGATTGGATGTTGCTAAACGTTCAGCTTACGCCAGTGCATTAGGAAGACCTGAAACTACAAAAGAAAGTTTAAAACCTTTTACTATATCAAAAGAAAATCAAAAAATTCTTTTAGACTGGGCTAATGCAACATTACCTACCGAAGAAGATTTAGAACAGATGGACTTTGCTAACAAAGTTGAAGAATCAATTTTAAGTTTAATGAAAGAACCTCAAAAAAGTGTTGAGTCCAGAGCAGCAAGAGAAGATCAAATGAAATTAATGAATAAATTAAATCCTCAAAATCCTAGAGGTTTAACTCAACGAGAAGCTTATATGGGCAATCTAATACAAGAAAAACTACAACCAACTTTTCAAGCTAATTTAGGTGCAGGTCAACCTCAAGTTGCAAGTGGCAAACTAAGTCCTGACGTGCGATCAGATTTAGCTTTTGGTAGTTTAGATGAAGCTTTAGAAACACAAATGTTCAAAAGAGGAATAGGCGGACTATAATGAAAAGAACAATGACAGGAGGTGTTGATTCAGTAAGAGTTATTAATTTACCTACGGGTATGAAAGATGGAGGAGATTTATCAGTTCCTCCACCAAAGTCTTTACAGATGTTTGAAGGATTTAAAGCAGGACCTAATCAGTTTATGTTACAAGAAGAAGAAACAGTGATTCCTAGTGAGCCTAATGTTCAACCACGGACCATGGACCAACAAGGTGGTTTTTTTCCAAGACCTGAAATAAAAGGACCTATTCCTAGTGAACCTGATATTATAAGCACACCTTACATGGACAGAGCAACAGAAGGCACAACCATGAGTGAAAGATTTATGTATGGTCCTGTAATTGACCCTAGAGAAGTATATCCTATAGACCCCGATCCAGGAATCATGGGAATTCCACCAAATCCTAATATGCCACAAGGTATGGGTGGTGTTCCTAACTTATTGCAAGCAAATATGTTGAAACCTGCTGGAATTTTAGATATAAAGAAAGTCTATGATATATAGACTAAAATATTGGTTTACAAATTTATTTAAGAAAGGAGATCCCGATGAACATCAAAAGCATTGGGGGATAGGATCATGATTGATTTAACAGATGACTTGAAAGCTAGAGTACGTTTGCACGAAGGGGTACGCACAGTAATGTACTTGGACAGTTTAGGCAAAGCCACGATCGGTATAGGCCACCTTATTCAGCCTCACGAACGGACACGATACGCTGAAGGCGTAGAAATATCCATGGAAGAAGTTGAAGAACTATTTGATATAGACTTGAATAGAGCTGCTGCGGGGGCTGATTTATTGATAGATGAGTGTGTTGGACACGATTTACCTGACAATGTATCTGAAGTTATACTAGAAATGGTATTTCAATTAGGCACCAACGGTGTTCGTAAGTTCAAAAACATGTGGAAAGCCATGCGTGAAAAACGTTGGAAAGACGCATCTACTGAGATGAAGGACTCGAAGTGGCATGAACAGACAACAAAAAGATGTGAGAGTCTTGCAGAAATAGTTGCAAAAACGAACGTATAAGAGTAGGATTCAAGCATGGGTAAATACACTTACAAACATTTAGGACATAAACTCTTCTCAACTCCTGGCGTAATTGATGAATCTAAAATAGTAGAAATTAAGTTAGATCCAGTAAAAGTAACTGCAAAAGCCATGGATAGAGCTAGAAGAGCTAGAGAAGCTAAAAAGAAATAATAGGAGGCTCTATGAAAAAGAATCTAAAACCAGTTGATAAAAAGAAAAATCCTGGACTATCAAAACTACCAAAAAAAGTACGTAACAAAATGGGTTACATGAAAGACGGTGGTGAAGCAAAAGTACGTGGAATGGGTGCTGCTACACAAGGCGGTAAATTTCAAGGTGTCTTTTAATGCCGAACGATAGAGAAGAAGATTTACTAGAACGTATCCGAGAACTTCGTGGCTCAATGACCGAGGACAACGAATCAGAAGTCATGGCTGAAATTGAACAGCTTGAAGACGAACTCACAGGTGATTAATCATGGGTAT